TAAGAATGGCACAAACAGTAACAGAATGTTTAGCATCAGGAACTGATAGCGTAAACTTAATTGATGGTGTAAAAGCTGGAAGTTGGAACGTTGAAGGAATGACACAAGCTGAAATAAATGAGATGGTTCAAAGAAACGTAGACCACCTTGAACTTATTTTAGAATACGCACCTGTTGATAGTGATGATGATACTCCAGATGTAAAAGGTGCAACAGATAGTAAAAAGACTACACATGTTGCAGCAGTTACAACTGGTAAAAAGTACATAACTGATAATAGTTAATTAATTTTAAAAAAGGAGAACTAAAATGGAAGGAATAGAAAAAGAATTAACAGCTGAACAACAATATTGTAAAGCTCAAATAGATGATTTAACAGCAAAACAAGCAAATCTTAATTTTCAATTAGATCAAGTAAAAGCTAGTTTATCTGTTTTTAATAATTTATTAGCAGAATCTACTAAAGAATCAGCTGAAGAGGTATTAGAAAAAAATTCTAAAAATAATAAAAAAGGAGAAAAATAATGGATATGTTAGTTAGTTTAGTAACTTGGGTTACTTTAATTGTTACCATTGCATCATTAATAGCTGCAACAACATCTACACCTAAAGATGATGTTTGGATTGGTAAAATATATAAATTTATTGATATGCTTGCTTTAAATATAGGCAAAGCAAAAGAAACAACACCAAAAAAATAATGGCTACTGCTAAAGATGCGTTAAATGCTATAGAATCTCACGAAAGGGAGTGCAAAGCATTGTATAAAAGCATTGATAAAAGACTAGAGGATGGCTCAAAGCGTTTTGATAAGTTAGACAATATGATTTGGGCTGTTTATCCCTTCATTGTTGCTGTTGTATTTTTAGCGAGGTTTGTATAATGGCTAAAGCACCAGACGCATTTGTATATAATTGCCAGTTGGATAGAGTTATAGACGGAGATACATTTGATTGTATTATTGATCTTGGTTTTGATGTTAAATTGCACAAACAAAGAGTACGCCTTTCTGGAATTGATACTCCAGAGAGTCGTACAAGAGACTTAGCAGAAAAAAAACTAGGTTTAGCTGCAAAAGAAAGATTAAAAGAGTTATGTGTTGGAAAATTCAAAGTAAAATCACTAGGAAAAGGTAAATACGGCAGAATCTTGGGTATTCCATACGATGAAAATGGTGAAGATATTTGTCAAATATTAATTAAAGAAGGACATGCTGTGGAATATCATGGTGGAAAAAAAATAAAAGTATGGGGTGATTACTAATGAATGATGGACAAGGAAGATTTGGCGGAGATATGGATAGAAACGAAGTAGAAATGGACTTAAATAAGTTTATGGCTATGATTCAAGAAATAGGTGAGCTTAAAGATAAAATTAGAGAGTTAGAAGACACTACTAATGTTAATCCTTGGCAAAAAGTTATTCATCTAGCCCAAGCTGTAGACTCCTGGAGATTATTTCCTAGAGCTTTTCTTAGTATTTATATGTATCTTTTATACTATACAACCTTCTGGTTTATGGCTTTAGAGTCTCCTACTTTTGAGCAATCAGGTCTAATATCTATTGTTGTAGGTGCAGGTGCAGCCTGGTTTGGATTATACGCTGGCACATCAGGATCTAGTAAAAGCTTTAAAGGCGAAGCTAGTAAAGAATAATGGGAGCCTTTGACCTTATAGAGAAGGTCGGATTACCTATAGCTTCTGGTCTTATAATGGGATATTTTATATTTCTCATAATGAAGCAAATGATGACTGGTCTAGTCAATAAAATAAAAACTGTTGAAGGAATAGCCAAGATGCTTATCACTAGAGCATCAATAATGAATAATGACATGATTCGCATTGATACCAGTGTATCTAGTGCTTTGAATTTAACTCCTGATCTGGAGAGAATTGCAAGAGCAGAAAACTTTGTTGAAGATGGTAAAATTGATGCTAGAAGGGATTAATGGACGTAGTATCTTTAATAGAAAAATTTGGGTTTACAACAGTAATGGTGGTTGGGCTTGGATATTTCGTTTATTATGTATGGATAACTATTACTAAAACAGTTGAACCTGCTATAAGCGAAATGCAGAAAACCATTATACGCTTAACCGATCAACTTAGACTTTTAGATCAAGATATGATCCGTTTGCAGATTAAATTAAATACTGTATTAGAAATAAAAGAAAAAGAGGTTTTAGATGATAGAAAAAATGAATGAAGAAAAAGAAAAATTAGTATTAATCAGAGGGCTTGTTGTTATAGGTGTTTTCTTATTTCTTATAATTTTTATACAAAACGCAGCAGCTGACACTATTACCCATAAATTTAAAAACCCTAGCTTTAGTGGTATTAACACTTCAAGCCATTATCTAACAATAGAAAACCAAGAGTTCAATCGTAAAGAAGCTCTTAAAGCAGAGATTAAAGCTCTACAAGATGAGATAGAGAGAGACAAAGAGAATACAACACTTGCAAGATTTATAAGAAACCTAGAGTCAAGAATCTATGCACAATTATCAAGACAATTAGTAGAGAACTTGTTTGGAGAAATGCCTTCAGATAGTGGCATACTAGAATTAGAAGGCAATACTATTGAATATAGTGTTGTCGATGGAATAATAACTTTAATCATAACGGATTCAGATGGGAATAGCACCACGATTTCTTTGCCTATTGGTACTTTCACTTTCTAGTTGTAGCTTATTAGAAGTCAACGAGGAATTTAATGTCCAGGGCAAATGTATAAAAGAACAAATCATGTTGGAAGGCACGGTTTATAGGAAGTGTGTGGAAAGAGAGGTAAAGAATAAAGATTTACCAAAGGCCCTTGAAATAAAGTCCCAAGAGTTACTAGAAATACCAGTACCCAAATCACCTATAGTGGTTGCTGTATATCCATCAGCATTTACCGATCAAACAGGACAAAGAAAAAGCAATAGTGAGTTTGCTTTATTTAGCACAGCTATAACCCAGGCACCAAGCCACCTTTTAATACGAGCATTAAAGCATACAGCTAATGGCAACTTCTTCAGAGTAGCTGAAAGAGTAGGACTAGATAACCTTACCAAAGAAAGACAGCTTATAAGATCAGCCAGAGAACAAAATGAAAATAATGATGGTGTAAAACCTCTTATGCCTTTGTTGTTTGCAGGCGTTTTAATGGAAGGAGCTGTTGTTGGTTACGATACAAACATAAGAACAGGTGGAAACGGAGCACGTTATTTAGGTATTGGTGCCAGTAAACAGTACCGTGTAGACAGCATTACCTTATCTTTGCGTATGGTTTCAGTGGCTACTGGAGAGGTTTTAATTGAAGTTTTGGTAAATAAAGACATTTACAGCTATGGCAAATCACAAGATGTTTTTAAATTTATAGAAGCAGGAACCGAATTAGTAGAGGTTGAAAGCGGTAATACAGAAAACGAGGCAACTACAATAGCGTTACAAAGAGCTATAGAGGCAGCCGTTTTACAAATTATAGAAATAGGGTATGATAAAGGCTATTGGGAACAAAAGTATGATGAAAAAATTAATTAGTTTATTGTTAATACCTACACTGCTTTTTGCCGCAGATAATGAGATACATGTGGATCAAAGTGGTGCTACCGCTAATATAGATTTAGAACAATTAGGTTCTGGTAATATTATTGGTGGGTTAAATTCTTCAGCAGGAAGTTTAACAGCCCTAGACCTAGACGGCAGCTCATTAACACTAGACATCAATCAAATCGGAGATAGCAATAAATTTCTAGGAGATATTTATGGTGATTCTGTAACAGGTTTCTTTGAATTTGATGGCGATAGTAATACCTTTACTATCCAGGGAGATCCCACCAACACATACGGTATTGATAACTCTAACTATAATGTTGATGTTAGTGGCTCAAGCAATACCTTCACTTTAGATCACGGAACTACAGCCTTGGCTGCAACTCTTGATTTAGATTGGATTGTTCAAGGTGATGGAAACACATTTGATTTCGATATCAATTACGATGGTGGTACCTCTTATGTAGATGTTGATGGAGACAGCAATACAGTTAATTTCACTGGTTCTGGTTACGCAGGTGGATATTTCTACTTAGACCAAACTGGCAATAGCAGGACTTTTAATGTTACACAATCAAGCACATTAGATAATGACTGGCTTAAAATCATATCTGTTGGTAATAGCGGTACTGTGTGCGTCATTCAAAACGACCAAGGCACAGGCACAAGCTGCTGATATTGGCGATATATCTGAACTAAAAGGTTCGGCTCAAATAGTAAGAGACAAATCTTACGATGCCAATTTAAAGTTTGCTATTCAAAGTAATGACGAGGCTGTTACCAAAAATGGTAGAATGGCTATAACCTTCTTAGACGACTCAACAGTAAAACTTACCGAACACTCACAACTTCTTATAGATGAATATATTTATGACCCTGATCCCAGTAAATCTAAAATGGCTCTTACTTTTGGACTTGGTACTGCTAGGTTTATTACAGGTAGTTTAAACCTTATAGATAAGCAAAATATAAGCTTAAAAACACCAACAGCTAATATAGCGATCAGAGGAACCGATTTTACGGCTACAGTAGATGAACTAGGGCGTAGCCTTATAATACTCCTACCAGACGCTCTGGGGCTTTCTAGTGGCGAAATAGAGGTAGTTACTGCTATGGGAAGCGTTATCCTAAATAAACCCTATCAAGCGACTACAGTTTCTGTATTTGAATCAGCTCCAAGCAAACCTGTAATATTAGACCTAACTTTAGATATTATTGACAACATGCTAATAGTTTCTCCACCCAAAGAAGATATTTTGATGGAGGAGGAGGCAACCACTGCAAGTGCTATTGATTTATTAGACTTTAACGATTTAGATGTAGATTATCTAGCAGAAGATTTTTTAGCAGAAGACGAGTTAGAGTTCACTGAATTAGATATCAATTATTTAGATGTAAATTTTTTAGAAGACTTGTTGAATGTATTAGATGCCCTAGCTATTGATGATGAAGAAGATCAATTAGCCTTAGCTACAGGAGTTAATGTTTCTGGAACTCTTATAGGACAAGACCCAGATACGCAAATCACCACCATAGTTACTGGTCAAATAATCAGCTTACGTAGAAGGGTTAGTGAGTCAGCACAAATAGATTTAGACTCAGGAGGCAGTTATACAGTTATACTTATACAAGATGGTGTTTCCAACGTAGTTAAAATAAACGGTGGCGGAGATTCTGTTATAAAAATAACACAGAGCAATTAAATATGAAAAAGTTAATTATCCCTATATTGATTGTCTTAAGTCTTCCTTTAGTATTCCAAAGCACTCCAACAGAGATACTCAAATTAAAGGTTTTTGATGCTCTTATTGCAGAACAAGATCCATCTCCATATTTTACAATACTAAATATAACCGAAGAAGATGTGGAAAATGAGGGTGGTTGGCCATTACCTAGGAGGAGATTGGCAGAGATACAGGTCGAATTACTCAAAAGAGGTGCTCTAGGTGTTGGTTGGGTTATATCTTTTCCACAAGCAGATAGAATGGGCGGCGATCAAGTATTTGCTCAGACTCTAAAATATGGTCCATCTGTAATAGCTATGTTTGAGGATGGTAAGGGTGTATATCCTAGTTCTCCAGGAACAGTTGTATTGGGTGATGACAAAGGTGGCATAATGAGTGCAGGGGTAAAGGAGAACTTACTTGTTTTATCTAACAACACTTTACAGGGTCTTGCCATTGCTCCCACTGATGTTGACCAACTTGTTCGTAGAATACCCTTACTGGTTAAAACTCCTGAGAATGAGTGGATCCCTTCTTTTGGAACTCAAATATATAAAGCCTTATTTAATGTTAAGACATACATTATAAAAACTAATGATAATGGTATAGAGGAAATATCAATAAGAGGAATACCGCCAGTTAAAACAGATAGTTTTGGTCGAAAATGGATAAGTTGGGTAGATACACCACAAACTACATTATCTGATATGAGTGTTGAAGGTAAGTTTGTATTTGTAGGCGTTACAGCTAATGGTGTTATGCCACAAATAGCAACACCAGTAGGCTTATTAGAGCCGCACAAGATACAAGCAGCTTTAGCTGAATCAATACTTATAGAAAACAGTCCTTACATTCCTGATTGGAGTTTGGCTGCTGAGATAGCGATATTTATAACAATGGTATCTTTAGTATGGTTTGTAATACATTTTTTTGGCATTACCTGGGGCATATTTATTGCCATGATTTCATTGGCAGGAACAAGTGCTGGTGGCGTATATTTAATAAAACAAGGAATGTTAATAGACATATCTTGGACATTAATATCAGAATTTATAACAGGATCTATAGCTTTTTACTTACGCTTTAGACAGCAATATAAATTACGACAGCAAATTAAGAAGCAGTTTGAGCATTATTTAGATCCAAGACAAGTTAAGAAGCTTCAAGATAATCCAGAATCATTAGTATTGGGTGGTGAGCGTAGATATTGTACATTTTTATTTACTGATGTTAGAGGATTTACTGCTATGTCTGAAAAATTAGAGCCAGAAGCTGTAACAAAAATTATGAATAAAGCTCTAACCATACAGGCTGATGCAGTTAAAAAGTATGGAGGTATGGTTGATAAGTATATTGGTGATGCAATGATGGCCATCTTTAATGCTCCTATAGACTTGCCCGACCATGAAACAGCAGCGGTTCTATGCGCTCAAGAAATACAGGAAAAGATAAAAGAGGCTGATGTTGATGTTGAAATAGGGGTTGGTGTTAATAGCGGATATGCTGTTATAGGGAATATGGGAAGTGAAACTAGATTTGACTATACCGCTATAGGTGATGCTGTTAATTTAGCAGCCAGGCTTGAAAGCTCAACCAAGGAAGTTGGAGAAGATATTGTTATAGGTTATGATACTATCAGCGCAAATAACTTTAATGATCAGATTATATTAAGAGAATTAGAGAGTATTAAGGTTAAAGGAAAGGAAAAATCTATAAATATTTATACAATTACATGACAACATCCAAAGAAGCTTTAAATAAAATAGAAACGCATGAAAGAGAATGCTCTATTAGATATGCAAATATAGAGCAAAGACTAGAAGATGGCTCAAAGCGTTTTGATAAATTAGAAAACATGATATGGGCAGTTTATCCATTTATATTAGTTTCACTGGTTTTGTCTAGGTTTGTTTAGTGGAAAAAATAAAAAGTATAATTAAAACATTTTTTCAATGGTTAATAGACTTATTTAAAACACGCTATAAAATCACGGTATCTTTTAATAAAGAATATGGTGATGCTGATGATAAGAGCTATATATCAAGGAAGATAATTACCCAGAAAGATAACCATCTTAAATTTCGTGATGAAAACAATAGACTTGTTGAATACAGGAGTGCAGCAGGCTTAAACTATATAATAGAAGACGCATAATGCAACAAATATTAATAGGTATAATATTATTCTTAGGCTTTACAACCTATTATCTTTATAATCAGAATCAAGTTTTATCAGCAAATAATATTGCATTAGAGGGTGCTGTAGCTACTCAGGAAGAAGCAATCAAATCTATAAAAGCTGACTTTGAATTACAAACCAAAGAAATAAATGATTTAACTATCAAAAGCCAGGCAGCCCAAAGAGAGCTAACTAGATATACACAATTTATACAAAATTATGAATTATCTGCAAAAATACTTGCAGATCCAACAGAAATGCAAAGGAAAATAAATAATGGAACAAAACATATCATGGAAGACATTGAGAAAATCAGCAGTACAGTTGACAATCTTGATGATGGTTTGCAGTTGCAGCCTGATACCGAATAGACAAATAGAAGTTACTGCAAAACCACTAGACAGAGAAATAGTGCAACCAGTTATGCCTAGAGAAATAAGTCTGCAAGAACCTATGTGGATTGTAATAACACCTGAAAACTGGGAAGATCAGTTAGCATACATAGAAAAACAAGAAGGGGAACTGGTTTTTTTAGCCATGACAATACCTGATTATGAAGTCATGGCATATAATATGCAGGAAATTAAAAGATATATTAGTGAATTAAAAGATGTTGTTGTGTATTATAGAAAAGTTACTACAACTAAAAAGGAGCAGTAATATGAAAATATCACAAGAAGGATTAGCCCTTATTAAGAAATTTGAAGGCTGTCCAACTGATAATGATGGTAATGCAGTTAGTTATAGATGCGCTGCAAACAAAAAAACAATAGGATATGGCTCCTTGAAAATGATTGATGGTAGCCCAGTCCAAGATGATATGAAAATTACTATGCAAGAAGCAGAAGATCTGCTTGAGCATGAAATGAATGAATATGAAGGCTATATTAATGATATGGTTAAAGTAGATCTTAAACAAAACGAATTTGATGCTTTGGTAGCTTGGGTATTCAATTTAGGGCCATCAAATTTTAATTCTTCAACTTTACTACAAAAATTAAATAATAAAGATTGGGACGATATTCCAAACCAAATAAAAAGATGGAATAAGGCTGGAGGTCAAGTTCTTCAAGGTTTAATAAGGAGAAGAGAAGCAGAAGCTTTGCTATTTGAAGGCAAAGAGTGGCATGAGGTATAAATATGCCATTGCAAAAACTTACATTTAGACCAGGGATAAATAGAGAAGGCACTGATTACGACAATGAGGGGGGTTGGTATGATTGTAATTTGGTTAGGTTTAGAAAAGGCAGACCAGAAAAATTTGGAGGCTGGGAAAAACTTACTACAAATACTTACTTAGGTACTACAAGAGCATTGCACGCATGGATTTCTTTAGAAGGAACTAAGTTTCTTGGGTTAGGGACTACCTGGAAATATTACATAGAAGCTGGTAATGCTTTTAATGACATAACTCCAATAAGATCTACCACATCAGCAGGTGATGTTACTTTTTCTGCATCAAATGGAGATGCTACTATAACTGTTGCAGATACAGCTCACGGTGCTGTAAAAAATGACTTTGTAACATT